AACTGTAAGTTTTGATTCACCTTCTGAAGGTCCTATAATGGCAGTAGAATCGTATATAGTAAATGTATTAAAACCTTCTAACGCCCCTGCTGGAGTTGAAGATGAGTATTGGGGTATATTAAGTGTTGTGCCATTCCAAGTAGAAGCGCCTGATGTTCCTGTAGTAGTTAAAGTTATATCAGTAGTATTGTTATCAGTCCAAGGAACGTTTGCAAACGCGTTTCCTTGACTATCTATGCTTAAGGCATAATTTCTTGGAGCTGAACCAGGCGGAACATATCCTGTTTTAACACCTCCTAAATTTAATTGAGTGGCAGCTGGCAAAACATAAGTGCTTGAGTTTACCCAAGATAATTGTCCAGTTGAGTCTGATTGTAATATTTTATTATTACCGCCTGGGCCAGCTGTAGGTAAAATTATATCATAACTAGCTGTATCATTCTCACTTCCTTTTATGCTGGTATAATATATTTGGCTTCCACCACCTATTTTCAAAACAGCTCCGTTTTCATCACCTTGTATTTCAATAGCACCACCCTGGTCTTCACTTGCGTCACCAATAGTTAATTTAGGTACTCCAAAAATATTTGTGAAAATAAAACCTGGATCGCCAGCGAAAGAAGAAGCACTATTAAATTGTATTGAGTTTAATGGTGCACCTGGTGGTGCACTTGGTGATAAGCCCCAGGTTCCATCACCTTTCAAAAAAGTACTATTAGTTCCTCCAATTGGTACATGACCTACATTATTACCGCCACTATAAGGTGTTGAAGATATATTAACGTTTCCAGTTAGTGAAGAAGCAATTATGGGAGATGTCGCGGTTATACTATCAACTACATCTATCGCATCTTTTATAGATGATACGGGTGCTTGTTTTGTTTTTAATTCATCTTCAGAGTCAGATATTAATATCTTGTCTGATGCTGTTGCATTTTTTGTTGGATATGTATATATTATTGCCATTTTTTGTTTTTGAAATATTTATTTATTCTTGGTTTTCAGGCTATTCAGGTTGTTCAGGGCATTCCTCACCTTCACATTTATAACCTACTAGAAGGCCAGAACGAAATGTCAAAGTAATTAGGTTGGCTTTAGTAGATATAAGCACATTTGCATGGATACCTATTTGAATTCCACCAGGTGCATTAAAGCTTGAATAATAACTATCAGCTATAAATGCTTTATCTACCTGTGTGTCACTTCTAAATCTTGCTGTTCCATTTACATCTAGTTTTTTAGTTGGACTAGTAGTTCCTATACCTAAATCGCCTGATTGTTTAAGCACCATTGTATACCCTTGGGTTTCCCAATAAAAGTCTAATGGAGCTTTTTGATACATCCTACCTGATGCATCGTTATTTATTCTAACTCCACCAGATCCAAACTGCAATTGCTTTGAATTATCAATTCTTATATCTCCATTACTAACATGAAGTTTTGTGGCTGGACTAGTAGTTCCAATACCCACATCGCCACCAACTGTTATGCCATCTAAAAAATTTACAGCCATTTAATTTAATTTTATTTTATTATCCTACTTTTGTTATTAAAGCTCTTATAGCTCCTGCAGCAATGCTACTTGCTGTTGTTACAACAACTGCGCTATTACTAGTTCTAGTTACTTTAGCAAATACTGTTTCTTTTGTACTAGTATCATATAATTGAACAGATACATCACCAGTTCCTAAGTTGTGAGTAAATGTGTGTGAAGTACCAGAGCTAGCATTGTTTCCTGCAAAAGAATTTGCAGTATTGACATAAGATGCTACAGCTTCTATAGGTAAAGCTAAGTTATCTCCGGTATCTCCGCCATCGTAAACTAAAAATAGCATTTCGCCTATAGCAGTAGAAGTTGAAACATTATTTGCTATGTCAACCCCTACTGTAGCTGTACCTGAAGAATAAGATAATCTTAAGCCATCTAAATTACCAGGCCCATTTACATTAACATTACCAATACCAACTGTAGATGCTGTTGCTAAACCAACGTTGTTTTGAACAGTTACCCATTGATCTAACAAAGTTGGAGCATCTTGCTGCGCGATTAAGAAATCACCTACTTCAACTGCTTCAGTAAAAAAGTTACCAGCAACTGTTACAACGTACGACCAACCTTTCTTAATACTTGCAGATGGACTTGAGTCAAGATCTGGCGTGTTAGTAGAAGCATCATATCCACCTTGGAATGTTAAGTTACCAACTACAAGATTATCTACATAGTTTTTAGTAGCAGCGTCTTGAGCATTCACTGGGTCTAGAACTTTTACTATACCAAAATCACCCATGTCAACAGCAGCCGTCGCTTGACCCCATGCACTGACTGGTATATCATCGATGTGTGTTCTATTTACTTTATAAGAAGTAGCACCACTATTTTGGCCCCATAATAATATATCAGTAGCATAATTACTTGGACTACTCAATGACATATTCTTTGTAAACAGCCCAAGAGGTTGTGTTATTGTTGTACCTGATTTTGTAACAGGTTCTGCAAATATACCTGGTCTTGTAGTAGATTCATCTAGTTTGTAAGTATCTCCATCATTAACATCTTGAGTTGTAGCTGATCCTCCACCTGCTATCCACTTAGTATAGCTAACCGGAGCATTTATCCATGAAATTTGTGTTCCAGTAGAAGAAAGTAATTGGCCAGAAGTTCCTGTACTATTATTTGAATCGTAAATACCTCCTTGATCAACTGTAAGATCTCCATCAATTCTAAGATCTCCTTTCATTGCTACAAATCCACCAGTATTAAAAATGAAATTTTGTGTAGTACCACTACCAGTAGTTTCTAGTCGAGAATCACCAAGTGTAGTTGTGTTAGTTACAAATACAGGCACTGTTCCAACAGTTCCTGATCCAGCTAATCCTCCTAATCCATCTAATTCTATCCAACCTGTACCATTATAATACTTTATAGTATTTGATCCATTGTCATATACTATTTTTGCTTCTACACCAGTTGGTAAAGTACCTATTCTTTGTATTACCAAGTTTTCTGCTTGGTTATCATTTAAGTTTATATCGTCTAAAAATGCTATTGCCATTATTTTTAATTTAAAAAGGCTTTACCTTTGAAGCCTACTGAGAATGTTACTGTTAATTCGTTTGAATTTATAAAATCTACCTTGCCAAATATTTGAGTTAAAGCAGTGTCTACTACTGTAACTGAAGGATATTTACCTAAATTATGTGTTATTGGCCAAACGTCTAAATTATTATCATTGTTAGTAAAAACAAAAGTCTTATCTGTCGATGCTCCTGTTATTGTAAACTGTCCGTTTTGATTTGTTATTGTTATATTACTACCACCTAGTACTTTTACTGTAGATACTACACTTAAATTGTCATCTATTAGTTCTACATCAGCTGTATTCGTTCCTACTCCTGCTGATTTAGTTTCTAAAGTATAGTTAGTATCTATAAATTCTTTTAGTTTGGTTAACTCTACTTGTTTTGTTAACCTTCTACCCGAAGAATCGGAGATAATCATAGTATCATCTCCGACCGGGATATTCTTAAATGGATATGAGTATATTATAGCCATTTATTGTCTTAGCCTTTTCTATTTCTAGACATGTGCTTGAGTATATTACCTCTTTGCACCATAGCAGATGAGTTTTTATTAACTCCTGTACCTATTTTTGCGTTACCTGGCTTACCAACTGTATTGCCCATACCATAAGAGATCTTAGATCCTTTACCGTACATACCCATTCCTGGTTTTTTACCATACTGAGACATACCATCAGACATAGATCCTAATTTTGGAGTCTCTTGTCCACCTGGTCCATCATACATAGCGGTAGCTTTTGCAGCATCCACTCCAGCAATTATACCAGCGCTCACTTTTCTTTTTGCTTTTTTGATATTATCACCAACTGATTTCTTTTTCTCTCTAATTGCATCCCCTGCTCCTTTAAGTGCATCACTGGCTTTAGATTTTGCTCCTTTAAGTGCATCACCGACTTTAGATTTAAAACTCTTTTTAGATCTTAACTCTGTTGCTCTTTTTTTGTTTTGACCTGCTTTTTCAGTTTTAAGATCTGCTTTAGATCTTTTAACTTTAGCTCTAGCTCTTAGCTTAGCTGCTTTTGCTGGGTTTCTACTTTCTATTCTTTTAGCTCTTGCTTCTTTTCTGTCAGCACGTCTATTTTTACGATCTGCTCTCTTTTCTTGCCTTTCAGCTCTTGCATCTTTAGCTTTAGCTCTTCCTTTTTTAGAAAGACGCTTTGCTAATTTTCCAATACCAATAAGTGCTGGACCTTCGTCCGCTCCTTTTTTTGCTCCACTTTTTTTAGCTGAAGCTTTTTTTACTTTTTCCATAATAATTATTTTGTAGTTTGTTTTTTAATCCTATTTTGTGCATGCATTTCTACAATTAGGGTATAGTATAGTTATTCACACATAAATAGTATAATTTACATATAGGAAGGGTGACACATGCCTGTTATTAGGTAGCTTTAATAGGCAAATGTCACTATAAAAAAAACGTATTAGAAGTATAGAACTGTAGAATAGCGCTACCACAATATAATTTTGTGTAAATAATAAATTGAAATATTTAATTGCGGGTCCCCTATGTTTTCCATAATTTAATTTTAATATATGATATGTTTACAATATATAATTGTGTATGTAATCTATGTATGTACTTACAAACTAATTACGATGTATGATGGATAGTACTACGTAAACAATTAAACAAATAAATAAACTAAATAACTATGAAACAATTAATACTTCCAATAACATTTATAATAACAGTAGTAACACTAATCACTTATAATATAGTAACAACAGGAATAATAAATTATATATCTTTTAACGGAATATAATGTAAGTTACAGAGAGAACATGTGTAGTACTCTACTAACTTTTTAAACTAATAAACAAAGTTACACTCTTACAAACTAAATACGAACTAACAAGGATAATATAATAACTAAACAAAAATAAATAATAACAATATGAAAACTAATAACTTAACAACAAAAAGATTTGTAATAAGAAAATCTTTACTCGGTACAAATACAGTAATTACCTTTACTAATAACAAAGAAGTAACATTTACTTATGATCATGACGAGATTTACTCAACATTTCAAGAAAAGTTCGAATCAATGTCTTGCTTTCAACAGTACAAATCTTATACAAATAGTAATACTGTTCCAAAATTCTGTAGAGAACTAAGTGAAATATCTTAAAAACTAAAAGTCTTAGTTGATAGTAATACTTTAGAGACTATAAATATAACGAACATATTACTCAACACATAACTGAAATGGTTGTAAGTGAGATTCGATTTCTCACTCAGTTACAAACTAACTACGATAGTCGTAGGATAATAATATAAACTAATTAAAATAACTATGTATAATCCAAATAATCCTTCAAACTGGTCATGGAAAAAAGCTTTCGATGAAATGAACAAGTATGTCAATCAGACAGAACTTACTCAACAATCTATAAATCACGTACTAAATTATCCTGGTGAAGCTAATGGTGTCTTTATGTCACTAAGTAAATCACAACAAGATGATGTTTACGAAATACTAAATCAAATACTATGACTCATAACTTAAATACTACAATAGATAAAATAGCTTTATCTGAATTCAATACTCACTATGATCAATTAGGTAATAATGAAAAACAGTGGTGTCATGATGAAATGATAAATAATGATAAATGGTTAAAATAAATAATATGAATAAAGAACAAAAACTCTTCTTCGCAATACTAATCTGTACAATACTAGCAACAATATGTGACTATGTTATGTACTCTTAAAATAAATAAATGAATAAAATAATAATGACTATTGGTATACTAGCTGGAGTTAGTTATCAAACTGATGGAACAAGAGTAGATTATACTGAAAAATTAAAACTAGCTGAGTCAATTAATCACATACAAGACATGAAAGAGTGGATGAAAAGTGATGTAGATAATGATAATATAATCACAGATTTAGGTGAGTTTTATATTGAAAATCTTAATGAAGTTGAAGATATACTAATTGAGCTTTACAATACAAAATAAATACGAATACTAATGGATAATAATAATATGAAATATATACAAACAGATAACTTAACAATAATACTATATCCTAACAACGAAGGTGGAAAGTTACAAATCTTTAACAAGCACCGTAGTCCTTATGGTTACTCACCTCGTTCACTTATTGTATCTCTGTATGGTGTAGAAACAAAACAGCTTACGTACAACTATGTACAAACACAAGTAGACAAAGTGTATTCTACTTTCAACTATGACGAAATACACGAACTAATAACTAAACTAAATAACAATGACTAAAACTATTAAAAAAATAGCAATATACTTAACTGAGTGGCACATGCTAAAAATATACGCTACTATTATGACTACGGCTTTCTTATCTATATGGATTCCGACTATGTTCATGGTAATTAAAGAACTAATACAAACTTTTATATAATGAAACTAACTAACGAAGAAAAAGACGAGATTACTTGGGGAGTAGTTGACTCACTATATGAAAAACTAGCTAACGAGTTAGAATATCATCTTGAATCACATGAAGATTTTAAAGAAACTAATAATGAATATTTAAACTTATTCAATGAAATGACTATAAAAATAGTAAAATATATGAGAAGTGAACTGTTTTCTCCAAAAACAAGTGAGGATTTAGAACTTTATAAAAGATAAAATATGACAGAACAACAAGCAATTGAAGCAATCGCTAATGATATACAGGATGGTATCTACGGTTGGACACAGAAATGTGGAACAGAGTGGCAGAAGTGGACATACTCACTAAACCAAGCAAGAAAAATATATGAAGGTGATTTAATAATAGATTTAAGTATAGAAAATGAATAGAGATAGAGAATGGGAATTTATGGAAGAACATAGAGAAGAAGAAAAGTCTTTGCTAGCAACAGTAGGAATAGTAGTAAGAGAACTTGCTATAAAGTGTCCTAATGACCAAGAATTAGGTAAAGAAGTAAGAGCATTAATTAAAAAATACAAACTAAATACGAATACTAACGGATAATATATATATGAAAACAATAAAATTTTACCCAAGTGACAGATCACTAATTAATTTAGATGGCAAATTATTAAAAGGTTACACTATAGATAGTATACCAGACAACATAAACTCATGGTTTAACTACAAAGGTCTAACATTTGTAACAAGTTAATCTAAATACTACACGATTTTCAGCTCATACTTAATCAGTATGGGCTTTTCGTGGTATGAAATGTAACCACAATATTCCACAAGCAAGATTAGATCTCGGATATACTGTCTGTGTAGAATGTTCAACTGAAGAAAAACTCGGTTGTATTGACACTATCAACCATAAAACTGGCAATACTGTTCAAGTAATGTCACGTGAAGATGCAGACAAAGCTAGTAAACTTACAAAACGAGCAGGTTTTGGTATACTAAGATCTATGTCAGGTGGTTCAAGTCAACGTAAAACTAAGTATAAATACGATGGATGCTCAACTACTTTTGTAGGTAACGACGTAATGTTCGAGCAAATAGGTAAAACTTACATGGACTACTTAGAAGTTGACAAAGAAATTGCAGAGCGCTTTCTTGATCGAGCGCTTAACAATGTAGATATATCTGAATTACAATATAATAAGATAAAATTACTTTGTTACAGTCTAAATACGATCACTATTGGATAATATATTAAATAATATATGAATAAAATAACAAAACAACTCGAAAACTTGTATTCTTGGACAAAATTCTATCAAGATCGAGGTAATAAAGAAGCAATTAGAAAGTGTCAAACTGAAATCGCGCAGTTAAAACAAGCGTTTAATCAACTAAAATCTAATAAGAATGGCAAAAAATAGAACGCTAAACGAAATTAGACAATCAAAAGAGTATCAACAAGCTGTTAAATCAGGAAATAATCTAGATTTAAATGTTGATGTAGCTATAGATGAAATAGTAGATAGCCTCAATACCCACTTGTTTGATATAATATTTCAATCAGTAAATGATGAAATGCATAAGTATACCGTATTTCAAGAACAAACTTATCTAACTAATGAAGGCATGGATATGTTTGAAGAGCAGTGGTTCGAGTTTTATCATGAGCATCACGGTGAAATTCTAGGTAGAATAATGAAAACTCTTACAAACTAGATACGAATACTAAAGGATAATATAAATATGATATACGATAAATTAAAACCACATATCAAAGCTAAGATGAAAGAAAATGCTAAAGAGTATCCATCTGTAAACTGGCTTCTTGATAAACTAAAACAAAAACACAGTTATTCTGACTTAACTATCGATCAGATAAGATCTATATGTACATTTGGCGATGTATTTTATCATGATCTTACTCAGAGAGATATTATATGGGGTGATTGGCTAACAAATAAATAAATGACAGAAGAAAAACTAGCAATAGAAACACTCGCTGCACTAGGTTGCAAAGATGTTACAACAAACAGGCAAAAGAAAAATGGTACAACTATGTTTGAACTACCTACAGGCGACACTGTAGCTGAATTTAAATCAGGTTATATCAGAAAATACTTAATGTCTGGACAGAAAAACTTGAAGTTTCACACTTGTTATCAGTTAAATCCACAATATAAAACAGTTTTCAAAACAATTACCCACAGTGGTAGAGAGTTTGTAACTGACAGAAACAACAGAATGTTGATATGGAACAGAGCTGAAAGACTAAAAAGACTTGTATTATATACAATAAAACAAATAAACAAGTCTAATGGATAATGACAAAAGAGATCTAGCGCTAATATTAGTAGCATTGGCGCTAGTTATGTTTACAATACTACTAACAATTAACTTACTAAATTAAATTAACTAAATGGAATCAAAAGAACCAACACAAGAAAAAATGATAAATGCTGTGAAAAAATATCACGGTATAGAAATAGATGAAAACGCTTATCAAAATGCAGATATATATGCGTATGAAGAAACCACTGTAGATGGTTATTCTTTATGGGTAGTAACTAATGATATGAACAGTGTTTGTATATCAGAAGATGTATATTACTATGATAGTGACGTAGCTGAAGCTATTATGGAAATGGTGCATTACTCTAATGGCCACTGTACAATATATGCAGATCAATACTTATTAGATGATATATACTTTGATGATGTACTACTAGAAGCATTTCAAGAAATAGCAGAAAAAATATATGAAGAAATTATGGATGAAGATAGTGATTACAACTTTGACATGGCAGAAATTGCATGGTTGAAGGAAGAATTCACTGAATCAGAAGAGATTAATCAGACTGTTAGTTAGTTAATAGTAGTTTAGTTTCCACGTTAGCTCGTACTCAAAAGGTACGGGCTTTTCGTGGTATGAGAACATTTGATAAATACAAAGAAAATCTTAGAGAACACAACGGTGAAGTATGGAGTTATACTACTAAAGTTGCTGAAATCAAAGATGGTGAACTACATCAACTAGGTTGGTGGTCAGTTACTACGCAGAAACACATTAACTATGTAGCCAGCGAGCTTGGCTTAGAGCTAGTTAAATAATACAAACTAAATACGATAACTAACGGATAATATTATTATGATGAACGAAGATGAAATAGAAAGACTAGCTGACTTGTTGTTCGATAGAATAATGGAAAAGCAAGAAGAAGCAGACAGAGAGTATGCTCAACAAATAATGAAATTAGCTAAAGATGGTTATGTAGTTGATGACATAACTGACAAACTAGAAC